TCAGCGATGCAGCTCACGCAATAACGGACTATATCGTTGGATATTACAGCGCACTAAGACCGCACGAATATAATGGTGGGTTACCACCAAACGAATCGGAAAATCGATACTGGAAAAAACTCTAACTCGGTGGCCAGTTTTTGTTGACCACTTCAAACCCTGCCTGGTAAGCACATCTATCATTTTTTGGGGATGAAGAATGGATTCCTGCTGCTTTACTCCATCCGGAGAAAAGACCTTAACCCCCTGAAACTGGTTAAATCCGGCTGATGCCCCGGTATTAAAATAGCCACCATAAGAACAGGCAATATAATCGTCTCCCACAGCAATTCCCTGACGTTTTGTGAAGCGTCTTGCATAGCTGTCTGTGCTTTCCGTGATATATCCGGAATCATGCAACGGTAATGTGAATGTCCCTGTCCGACGAAACTGAAAATCATACACCGCAAATACTGTGCGGGTGATCAGGCCTCCCACTTCCGGCGCTGACTGTTCAACCACCCAGCGGTTTTTACGATAGCTGAACTGGTTGTAAACACCGACATCATGTTCATCAATTAACGGCAATACTGAACCAGAAATTGCCCCATCAAGCGAAAACTGTTTCAGTAATCCATTTTCTCCTGACATGAACAAACGTAATCCACCGTAATCCGTTGTCACCACAAGGCCTTCGCTGACAACGCCACGACCTCCATTATCGACATAATAATATCCCTCATATTCGCCGGATGTTGTGTACTGAACTATAACGTTCCGTGTCTGCTTTGGCTCAACGGTATAACTCAGATAGATTTTTTCTCCTGTCACCACAAATCCCTGTGGATACATATATTCCGCACCAGACTGAGCAGCCAGCACCGTATCGTAGTCTGGGAATAATAACGGCAATTCCATTAAGACACTACGGGAATGGTTAGTGTACAGATTGTTCAATGAACCAGCTTTTACATCCTGTAACCCCAGATTTTCAAGAGCGCGTTCTACCGTGCCATCCGATTTGATATCGCCAAACGGATTTTTGCGGCTTAACAGCAGCGCACGAAGCGCGGTAAGCAGCTGGTCGTGCCGCGCCTTCTCCAGACTGGCACCGGAGGCCTCCACCACGCTGCAAAGTTCTTCCTGCAACATGTCAAAGTAGTCATCATCCAGATCGGTGGCAGGCGTGCCGGTCTGGGGGTTACCACGGGTAAAACCGTTCTTACCCGCGCCGAACTTATCCTTCTGCGCGGTTTTCGTGTCTATACGATGCATGGATTACTCCGGATATTTGAAAATTACGTAGGTATGCGAAGGGCAGAGTTTGTTAAGCACGCACTCGACAACGGTATCGCCCCAGATACGCAGTGCGGAATCACAGGGATCGCCACATGTCATCCAGGTGGTGTTGGTGGCGGCTGGCATGTTGACCTGCCAGTAATACCGCCATTCCGTCGCATTCACTGCGTCAGTACAGGCCGATGAGCAGGTGAACGTGCTTTTGTCGTATCGCGTGATGGTGGCGTCTGGTCTGCCCAGGGCAGCAAGCTGTGCAAGGTAAAAATCCTCATTGATGCCGCCCGCCAGATTAACCTTCGCATCCAGCCGTTGCTGACGCTGGCGAAGGGTCTGCGTTCCCGCCGGAATACATTCATCCGGCAGGCCGCACAGACGCTCCCAGCGGTTTATCAGTTCAGTGGTGGTGCGCGGATCCAGCTCCCGCATCAGGGCATCCGCACGCTGATGAACGCGGGTTAATGACGGTGCCGCACCGGCAATCGCTGGATCGCTGGATGACCACGCCGGACCGGGGGGCAACAGTGCCGACAACAGACGGATGTAATCATCGTTTGTCACGTCCATGAAATCGTCCCCAGTACCGCCAGTTCATTTTTTGCAATGGAGATATTGTCTGCCGGTGCAAGCAACTGATGGCTGTATTCCCCGTTCGCACCGGAAATCGCTTCACTGATACGCGACACCTTCAGTTCTCCCTGCGGATAACCATCACGCAGCAGGAACGAACGCAACTCGGCGGTGATGGCAGCCCGTATTTCCGGTGTGTCCGGCGTCACGCGGATATGAAAATCCACTTTATGCGCCACCGGCCTGAATACATATAAATCAGAGCCTGCCACCGGGGCCAGTGGCCCGATATGTTGTCTTGCCGCCGTTTCCGTTGATTCTTCCGGAATGGGATTAATCAGGTCACTGCTGGCAATCATCACACCGACAGTTCCCGTTCCCATCCAGTGACGGTATGTCCATGCGCGGGTAATGCCGGGCACTTCTTTAGCCCAGACGACATAGTCCCCGTCAGCCCCGCCCTGCGGCGTCCAGTAATACCGCTCAATGACGCGGGCGCGCCACGTTTCCAGATCTTCAGTATCGAATCCGCCAGTCAGGGTATCTGCAACACCGGAAGACGGCAGACCATTCACCGGCGTGACCAGGATTAATGCCGTACCGTCGTCAGCGTTACCGACCGCGCCTGTAGTTGAGCAAGTGATCGGCGCACGCAGGACACCACCGGAGCTGGTTGCATCGGCAGTTGCCGTGTACTGAACCAGGTCATCGCGCTGAATCACGCTCCCGGCAGTCACCTTCAGGCCATCGCTGACACCTTCCCAGCGCATATACCCGCTGGCAGCCGTGGCCCCCTTGCGCGGACACCGTTTCATCGCAGCATGTCGTGCCAGCCAGGACTCATCGCACAGGTCAGGCAGCATATTCATTGCCAGATAATCGATGTACCCATAAACCGTATGCAGCGCCGCCGCATACACCTTTGCCCGCACGTCTTCATCCATGCGCCGGAGCGTGTCGCTGACGTCCAGCCTGGCGAATAAATCGTTACGGAGCATACTGATATTTTCTGCCAGCGTCGGGCGCTGAAATTCACTGTCCGCCATGCGTTATCGCACTCCACAGATCATCAAAAGAAATCATTACCGGTCCGTCACGACGCCAGAGAGTGATACTGTTACCCAGTTCATTAATCCCGGTGCGGCGGATATCCAGATCAATACGGGACACCACGCCGTCATCAATCATCCATTGCAGGCATTCGCGGATATACCCCCTTACCGTCTGCACCAGCTGATTGGTCAGTTTGCTGCGCTGAAGCAGCCACAGCCGGGAGCCGTAACGGTCATTCTGTACCGCAGGCCAGGTATCCCCCCACCATCCCATCGGGACGTCGGCGTTGTCATCAGGCTCCGCCCGCCGCCAGGTAAACAGGGAAATCACCACGGCGCGGGTCAGCGGATCCAGCGGTGCGCTGGCGCAGGTGCGTTTACCGTTCACCGTCAGCCACAGTTCCATCATGCCTCCATCGCTTTATCCGGTTTGTCGGTGTTACTGTCCTGACCGTTCTCTCTGTGACGATGCCCGTTATAGGCAAGCCGCATCGCTGACATGGTGGTGCCGCCGGAGTCGCACAGGTCTTTCACCTGTCCTGTCACTTCCAGGTCCATTTCAAAACGTGCTTTAGGTGAATTGCGAAACGTGATCGTTTTACCTGCACCGTCCACCACGATCCCCTCCCGGGTCAGCGTCACGGACTGCCCCTGATCGTCATAGACAGCCACCTCACCCGTCTGCAGTCCTTTCAGGCGGTAGCGCCGGTCCGACACCGTAACAACCACCGCATGAGAACGGTCGCCATCCGGAAACAACACCACCGCTTCCGCACCGCTGTTTGCCCTTGCGGTAAAACCGTAGGGTTCAAGATGTTCAACCCCGGCTTTGGGTTCACCGGCAATCAGGGACACATCCACGGTCTGACATTTCGTGGCGGCACTGATGCTTTTCACCACGGCCCGCCCAATCAGGCCGAGTAGTTGTCGCTGCATGGCTTCAATCGCCCTCATCAGAACGGGTCCTCCTGTACTCTGGCTTTTTTCTTTTTCCGCGCGCCGGGGTCTTCGGGTTCAGGCAGATAAGCATCAGGCGGGCCGACACGGATTTCCGTCAGGGTGCCGTTCTGGTCCTGAGTAAACGTGACTTCCGAGACAAGCAGTTCGGTATTGTCAAAACCACAGACCGGATCAAAGACAATCACCCGCTGGTTGGGCTGCCACAGCGTACCGTTACCCTGTCGCCAGCCCTGCACCACATAGGTGGTTTCATCCGTCCGCGCCGCCCGTTGTCGGGCTTCAAAGTCAGCACGCGCAATACAGCCTGCCCCCGTAGCCTGCCCTGTCTGCCTGATATACATCGGACGGTAACGGGCAATAAATGCGTCCTCTGTGCGGGCCCGCAGCGCGGTGGTGGTGGCCTCACCGAAATCATCGTCGTTTCCGGCACGCTGCCCCGCCACCTGGTAAACAGAAAACCGCTCCCGGATACTCTTCTCCGTATCACAGGAAAGGATATTTTCCCCAAGTACCAGCGCGGTATGTGCCCGCGTTGAGCCAATACCGCCAATCACCAGCCTGCCGTGCGGGTCGTCGTAAGCCAGTGCCTGCTGCTGACCGAGTATTTTGTTGATTACCTCAATCACCGTTTCACCGTGATCAGGCTGAACATCAGGAATAACACCCGATGGCGCACCGCTGTTCACCACCTCAATGCCGAAAGGCGCAGCAAGCGCCTGCGCAATCTGCACCAGCGAGCGTCCGTTAAACTGTGTCGGTTCGGCTGCACAGTCAATCAGGTCAGCCGTCAGACTACGTCCGGCAATACCGGTGCTGACCGAACGGGCATCGTAATGAACGGGAGTCGCCTCCACCCAGCCGGTGATCACCAGCTCATCACCAATCAGCACTTCCACTTTTGAACCGTTTTTAATGCGCGGCTGAAGCGTGGTGATACCCTCATCACCCGGCCACTGGCGGGTGATCTCCACACTGAAATCCCGCGCCAGCCGTTCAATACCGGCACCGATGCGCACCGATGTCCAGCCATTCCACTCCCGGCCATTTACCCGTAGCGTGACATTGTCGTTCATTGCACTGGCACCTTCAGAGGGATCACCGGCACAAAGCCGGGATGCGTAATGGCATTACGCCGGATAATGTCCGCGTCACGCGCCGCGTTATCAAACCAGGTCGCCGCCAGCACCAGCGCGGGTAAAACCTCATCCGGTGTGCGCTGAATGATCCGTGCAGACTGTTCAAGGCGCGTGTTGATATCCGCATTCAGATCTGCTTTCACCCGGCGCAGCGCCAGAAACAGCGCATCACTGGTTGTACGGGACAACTCCTTATCAATTGCCGTATTCAGTGTGTCGCGAATGTCAGTCAGTTCTTCCCACGTCGGCAGGTCAACCGTGTTTTTCACCGCCGGTGCATTGTTCAGTGCCGGATGCGTGACGGCAGGCCAGCCAGTGCTCTGCGCGGGTGTTGTTGCCTGCCCCACTGCGGAATTCTGCATCACCGCGGAAGTTGTTGGCGCAGGCAATCGCGTGACGGCATACGCCGCTTCGCTGATTGCGGTCGTACGAAGGGTGCTGGCAACCACGTTACGCTGCTGCGTAGCCGTGGCGGTGGTTTTACTGTCCGTTTTCCAGACGCCGCGCGGTTGCAGATCGCTGCCGAGGCTGACACCGGAAAGCGTTTTGATCATGGTGACCAGGTCGCTGGCGTTACCATAAAGGCGTTTCCCGGTACGCCACATTTTCTGCACCTGCTCAACGAAATTTTTGCCTGACGATGGCGGCGGCAGAAGTACCGAGATATCCCCCTGCAACAGCCTGGCGGCATCCGATACGGTAGAATCCACCACTTTCATCGCATCAGAAACATACCCCAGCATTATGCTGGCATTACCGATAACGTCGTTCTGCACGAAATCCGCCACGCCATCGATACTGAAACCGCTGAAGCTGTCACTGATGCAGTCATCCAGTGCAGAACAGGATGACATCAGCGTCTGCGCCGTCGCCGCACCTGATGTGGGGTAAGAGAGTTCTCCCGCTTCGACAAACTTCAGGTCAAAGCGGACAATACGCCCTTCACTTTTCGATGTGCTGACCCGAACTTCCCCGTCAACACAGACTTTCATCTCACCGTATGTCGGATGGACAAGCGTGCCGGGACCGGGTTTATTCAGCGCGTCAATCAGGCGATCGCGCTGGTCAAAGCAGTCATCTCCCACCACATAAGCTGTGATGGACGGGCGGAAAGTGACTTTTCCCAGATCTTCGGTATAAGGCTTGTCGCGGTTCGGGTATTCATGTGTTTCCACACGGCGACCGGTTCCCGCACTTTCTTCTTCAACCTTAAACGGCACACCTCGAAATGATGCTTCAAGTAGCTTTTCACGCCAGCCACTTCGAGAATTAGAGGATAGGTACGAAGAAATATGAGAAAAATCCATGGTGTCACCTCAAATAAAAACCGCGTGTAAACGCGGTTTTTTATTAGGTAATAAAATTAAAGATCATAATCAACATTATGAGTATCTATTCTACATGATGAATAAGTAATTCCGCTTTCACCACTAATATTTACGCCAGCCTTTACCTTCCCTGATTTCGTAACATCAACAAAGAATTGCCCTCTTGGCATTTTAAATGCAAAAGAGAAACCAATAATTTCCGAGTCAAAGTTATTTTCATCCTCACTAATTGGTACAATAAAAGCCAATGGTGCAGATTGTGAGTTATTTTCAAAATCAAAAACACCAATACCTTTATTAAACTCGTAGGATGCTTTTTTTATTAAAAGAGTTCCACTTGCCGACTTTGCTGGGCATATTACAGACAGTCTATTTATTCCACCTACATCTAGATCTATATTCTTATCTGCTGAAGTTTTAACGTTATCTATAAAGTATGTAGCAAGCTGCTTTTCCGTTACTGGCTTCGCAAAGGAGTTTAATGGCAGTCCTGCAGCCAACAACAATATAAACATTTTCTTCATATTCTCTCCTACATTCAGCACAAACTTTACCACTCAATAACCCTACTTGATTAAAGTAGGGTTATTATCGCCTGAATGGAGAATACCCCACATCGTGCGTGATTTTCATCAGGGGATCGGCTTTGCCCGGTACATCAATTATCTTCATGCCTGGCGGAGCATTCTCGAACGTGACTTTCAGTTCGCTGTGCTGTGTCATGGAAGAAGATGGATTCAACAGCGGAACATTGGGTTTGTACTGACTCAGGCTGGCCTGATACTGCTCGTACTCTTTACGATCAAAAAAAGGCGTCCAGTCTGAAGCCAGAAACAGCCCTTTATTATCCAGCCAGTTAACTGTATCTTCAGGAACAACACTTTCCAGAGTATCTTTAACCGGCTCATACATCAGGGTTCCCAGAAAACCATATACCCCGGCCTTCCCGATAAAGCCGCGGCCTTTCCCCATCAATCCCGTTTCTGCCGACACCTTCCCCAGCGTACGCATCTCTCTGGTCACTGCGGTAATGGATTTGGTAACGTCAGCAACCCATTTGGTTGTCATAAACAGGGCGATCGCTTTCAGAACAGTTTCCCATCCCCCCATCGCCTGCGCCGTTTCATCCACCACGCGCCAGACTTTTTTTATGACAGGACCTACGGTTTCCCAGTTATCAATAATGAGGTAAGCGGCACCGACCAGAAGAGCAATCAGACCCTTAGCAGGCGTCATATTCATCACACCGCCGAGAACTTTCATGATTCTGGACAAAGAGCCTGCAGCGGCCCCCACTGTCAGTAAAGCCAGACCGATTTTAGCAATGGTCTTAACGAGCTCCGGGTTTTCACGGACAAACGTTCTCACTTCCTCAAGGAGCGGTTTTACCGCTTCAAGACCATCATTAACCTCAGGAAGAAACGTTTCCCCCAGAGTGGAAGAAATGGCATCAAGTTGATTTTGCAGAAGTAAAAGCTGGTTTTCCGTCGTCGCTGCCCTCGAAGCATATTCCTTCTGCATCGAACTGCCATACTGCTGGGAATCCGCAACCCGCCTGAAGTTGGTACGCAACAAATCAAGGTTAGTCAGCAGAGGTGCTATCGCGCCCAGAGACTCTTTCCCGAACAGGGCATTCAGCACAGCTGCCTGTTTTTCTTTAGGCACTTTAGCCATCGCATCCAGTACAGACAGCATGGTTCCCCGGGCATCTTTCTGCATATCAGCAGCTAATTTCTTCGGATTGATCCGCAGAAAACGTAATGCCTGTTTCTGCGATTTTGTCGCTGAATTTCCCGCGGTCAGGGAAAGCATGAAGTTCTTGATCCCTGTGGCGGCAATTTCTGACTCCACGCCCATCCCGGCAATGGTTGCCCCCATTGCCGCGATTTCGCCGGAAGCCACACCTGCAACACCACCTAAAGGACCAATACGCGTAACAATATCGGAGATTTTCTTCGCATTCGCCGGGCCGGTATTACCAAGGTAGTTGATTTTGTCAGCCAGCCCAGCCACTTCATCCTGCGTCATATTAAACGCAGTACGCCACTGGGCCATCATCTGCCCGGACTCTTCAGCCGTGGTATCAAAGGCCACGCCCATCTTCACCGCATCAGTGGCAAACTGCATCAGTTCATCACGTGCAATCCCGGCCTGACCGCCAGCCGCCACAATTTCCGCGATCCCGTCTGCAGACATGGGAAGCTCAGTAGACAAAGCGCGTACCTGCTCCGTCATGGCCTTAAACGCATCCGGCGTATCCAGACCGTCCACCACTTTGCGGACATCAGCCATCTTCGATTCAAGGGTGATGGCTGATTTTACAGGGAGTGCCAGTGCCCCCATTATTGCAGTACCCGCCCCGGCAGCGCCCAGAGCAAGGCTGGAGACTTCTTTCTGAAACCCCTTAAGCTGACGCTGCATACCTTTAAGCGGGCCGGACAGCCTGTCAACGGCGGTGATGATGGCTTTCAGCTGAAAATTATCAGCCATGCTTCATCTCCTCATTTATACGGACGGCCTCTGCCTCCAGATCAGCAAAGTGGGAAATAGCCGTCCTGCGAAGTTCAAGGGGGTTTAATTTCCAGAACCACGCGACATTGTAGAATCGCTTCCGGAGGTCTCTTCCGTCTCCAAGCCGGTAAAAAAACGCATTACAATCATGCCTGCCTTGAAAATATCCAGCTTCGTCATCTGCGCTGCAGACGAGCGCGGGATCCCGGCCAGAAGCGGGATATATTTCAGCGCCACCTGACTGTCCATTTTCATACCACCATCAGGCGAAACAGAGAAAGGGAACCCCAGCGCCTCAATCTCGTCATACGTAGGCTCACGTATTTCCAGCACATGCAGTGTTTCTTTGTGGGCGATGATCGGTTTTTTAAGTACAAGCTCAATCACTGGTAATCCCCTTCTTCACCGTGGAACTCAAGATCAACCGTGCCTTCTTCGGCATTATGGTTCGCTTCACCGTGCAGCCAGGCAGACGACAATACATAGACCTGACCGTTCGCCAGCTCGGCAGTGATGGTCATCTCATCAGACGAGGTGATTTTGCTCACCGGAAAATTCTTCGGCACCTTGAAGGTCCCTTTGACATAAGGTGCACGGTGAGTTTCCTTGCGGTCCACTGAACCGTCCAGGCCGATGATGTCATCATTTACCGTCCTGTTCATGGGCACCTCAATGCCGCCGGTCAGCGATAGCTGCTGACCGTCAATTTTGAAATAACAGGTTCCCCCGATACGGGCCATTATGCAGACTCCTCTGAATACTGAAGACGGAACTGGTTAACCACGGCAAAGACACGCAACTGGTTAACATAGTCAGGCGGGAACAGCGTGTTCAGGCGGTTCGGATCGCTGGCATCACGCTCCACAACCAGGTACTGCTTAAACAGTTCGTAGTTTTCCACGATCCCCGCACGCTCAAGCTGACGGTAGGTTGCCAGCAGTTCCCCTTTGATCACCGCCGGGGTGACAATCGCCTGACCGGGACCAAAGCGGGTACCGTCGCTGGCAAGCTTGTGACGCCCGTACTTACTGGTAATGACGGATTTCAGTTTGCGCAGCACATACGCGCTGGTATGCAGCGTCTCGCTGTCGAGGTAGCTGTTATCCGCAACACCGTAAGCGTTTTTCCTGTACGTGGTGACATCACGCTGAATGCGCAGCACCCCGCTTTCGACATACGCCGTTGCCACGCCATGAGACAGCAGGGTCTGTTGTTCGGTCATCGTGAACCGTTTCCCCTTCGGCGCAGGCAGCATACCCACCAGCTCACCGGTCTGCGTGGGACGTGCCGGATCGTTGCGAATAAACACCGCTGCGCGGGCGGTACGGCTTGCCGCCAGCTCGTCGGCAGGCGTCTGGGTCTCTTTTTCGTACCCCGCCAGGGTAATGTGCTGCTGGTTAAACTGGTCACCTGCGGTCACCAGTTCTGACAGCGTGCCGATCTTTGCCGTATACACATGACCATACAGCTGACGCGCATAGCTCCAGCGACCGCTGGTATCGTTCATCTCGGTCACCAGCGTGTTAACGGAGGCCGTGTCGTTGAACGGCAGGCCGATATAATCAAACGGCTCATCCGCCATTGCAGCCACCGCGCCGGTGAGAACAGGAGCGCCCGTTCCGGCGTTCCCCGTCGCCACGGCAATCTGTACGCCCGCTGGCAGCACTTCGCCCCCACCAAAGCCGTAGTAATTGAGGCTGACAGGAATTTCATTCCCGCAAAGCCCCTTATGACGCGCGGTCAGTGTGACCACGCCTGCCGAAGATGAGGCAGTAAACGGCAGGGTCGGAACGGCATTGATGGCATCTTTGATACTGCTGGCAATCGTCGCGACGTTATCGCCGTTGGTCACCGGTGCCTGCACGCGGGTACGTCCCACATAAACATTCACCGTGCCGGTTTCGGTTGCCTCCCCGGTCACCGTCAGCGTAACCGTTGCCGCCGCGCCTGTGGCTTCCGGAACGGCAATCACATACAGCTCGCCAAACGGGTCAGTCTGGCGATAAGCCTCGACCATACGCGCCAGCTGACTTCCCGCACCACAAATCTGGCGTGCATAGTCTGCCGACGGCATCAGCACCAGACTGTTGGCAACAATCTCTGCACCGTTATTGGCATGACCAATCAGCAGCGATGCTCCGCTGTCCTGTGCAGTATTCGCCGCCTGGTTATCCATTTCCGCATAAAACAGCGGAACCAGCGTATTCGACGGAATGGTGTTAAAGCTTATCGTCATCGGTGTTCACCTTTTTATTCACGCGCCGGATATCACCCGCTGCTTCACGGCGCAGCCAGTAGTTGTTCTCGTCAACATTTCGCCCTTCGGCGGGCAAAAGGTCGCCGCGGGCAGGGTCAGGCACTGACCGCCCTTTAACAGGTTTGACAAACATGAGGATCCTCAGGAAGGAAGGGTTATTTCGGTGTGATGTTCGATATCGCCGTCAGGCCCGTTACCGGGATCGAGATAATCAACATCAATCGCCAGCGTTTGCAGTTCATCCAGACTGTTCAGATCATCCAGCTGGCGGGTATCGTCTTCAGTCAGCTCGCTGATGACCGAAAAATCGAACTGATAAATCAGCTCATGACGATTCAGATCCAGCAGCGTGCCGCCGTCATAGGTAATCGGGTTACCGCACGCTTCCGGGTTCCAGCCCAGCAGGGCCTTAAAGAGCATCTGCCGGACATCGTCCACCACATCATACGAGGCAAACTGACCGCGCTCATCACGCCCGTTACTCAGTATGACAACCACGGAGAAGCCCTCTTTCAGCTCCTGCCAGTAGTCGGTCTGGCTTTTGTTTTCTCCCGGAGAATCATCCCCCGGTACCACATACGCCGCCGGGAGTTTCAGCTTTCCGACCTCCGGCAGATTTTTGAACTGGGCCGCGCCTGCCACCCGGTTTTCAAAATACGGGCAGCGGACACGCAGCGCAGCAATAACAGGCGTCAGTTTCATCTGTGTCGTCGCTCCGGCTTCAGTGATTTACGCAATTCCCGCGCCAGAAAATAGCGTGTCCAGCTGCGGTTCTTTTCAAGCGTTTCCACCATAAAGTTATTACGTGGAGCCAGCCGCCAGCCGCTGCCACCGGATGCACCACGATGATGACTACGACGACGTTTTGCTCCTCCCCGGACACCAAAAAACAGAAACGCCGGATAGAAGTCACCAGAGATCATCCGGTTCCCCTTACCGTTGCGCTGGTTAGGGGCAATGCGTGTCATAAAACCGGCTCGCTTTTTACTGGCTCTCGGCACCATGTAACCAATCGAACGAGCCAGGCGTCCGGTCTGATAACCGGGGTTTTCACCCGGTGCCGACCGCGCACGGCGCATCACCAGCCGACGGGCATCACGCATATGACGCTGCCCAATCGTGACAAACGCCCGCCGGACACGGGCGCGGTTAAAGCGCATCTCCGCGGGCTGCTGAACATCAACGTGAAAAAAGGGAGTCGCCATTGCTGCCTCCGTGACTCTGCGTAAATTCGCCCAGTTCCGTACACTCCAGCAGCAGAAAGCGCCGCGCCCCGTTCAGATCGCGCTGACGTTTCACCCGGTACACACTGTCATCACAGACCACCTCATAATCAGCAGTGATCCCCCGGCGGTAGCGAATGGTGATGTAATGGGTGATGGCGTCTCCGATCTGCGCGGTTTCCTGCCAGGTGGTGGCACTGGTCTGGATAACCTTCGCCCATGCCCGGAACGCAACCGGGTATTGAGGCTCCACGCCAAAGTTATCCGCGGGCATATCCACCCGCTGGCGGATCAGGACGCGTTTATTCAGCTCGCCAGGGTCAGGCAGAATGTAGGTTGCGCTGGTCTGCGCCTGACGAATTTTCATAGTGGTATAAGGCGATAAGGAGCAACCAACCAGTTAAAGCTCATTGGCAACTCCATTTTCTCAACGTCTGTAACCGTTGAGCGGTTTTCGTAGAAATGGCTGACAAGTAGCAGGAGCGCCAGCTTCACATCATCAGATATCACAAGCCCATCAGGATCATCCGCAGGCCTGTCATCTGCGGTTGCATACAACGTACGGTTAAGGAAGTTTTCCGTCCGACTCTGAGCGGCCTTCCCAAGTAGTTCAAGCAACTCATCTTCATCAGAGAAATCATCATCCAGACGAAGCTGAAGCTTAATCTCTTCCATTTTTAACAGCATAAAACCTCCTGTGCCCGCAACACTGTGCGGGCATAAAAAAACCGCGTCGGCGCGGTCTGTAACTGAACAACGAGTGGTTATTTTCCAGTGAGCGCCTTGATGGCTGCCACATCTTCCAGCACACAGTCAAAACGATGGAAAGCCAGAAATGCCACCTGATCAAACTCAGCATAACGCTCAACCAGACGTTTCAGTTCCATATAAGTAACGCGGCGAATGATAAAGCGGTTGAAATCCCCCAGGAAAATGAATTTTTTTCCGGTACCAATCCCGTCAATAGCCTGATCAATAACATAAGGGATCCCCAGCACAGTAGCTGGCGTACCGCCTGCAATATCCGGCAGCCATAACGGGCGTTTCTGTCCATCCTCCATCTCTTCAATAGTTTGCAATGTGGCATCATTGAATGCCCAGCGGTATTTCGGCCCACCACGATATGCCGGATCAATGGCATGTTTCAGAGCATTCATTTCTTTCCAGGTGAAAGCGGCAGAGGCTGCAGTCTGGATGGTTCCCGTCACCGACGCTGCCAGCCCTTTTGGCTGTAACGGTGATCCAGTTCCGGTCCCCTGAACCAGATATTTCGCCTCTCCACGACCAATACGCTGGGCAATACGGTTTGCCAGATAAGATTCAATATCCACCCCACTGTCCTGGAGCAGCTCATTGGACACACGAATTATTTTTGATGACAGCTTTTTAGCCCCCAGAATAGCGGTCCCGAACGTCACATCCTGTTCCGTTGCGGCTGTATTTTCCGCCAGCAGTTCGCCCTCTTCAGTCGTGCCATCAGACGTTGACCAGGTGATATCCTGCCCGGTTGATGTGGTCAGAAGTTGCGCCACACTGGCAATCCCGCCATAAGCCTTCATGGTGTCAATGATTTTGTTACGCATCTGCGTGGGCACCGTATATCCGCCCTGAGAATCCGTTGTTACACTCTGAGCCCTCAGTTCACGCATCAGATTACGCTCTTCAGCATTCAGTTCTGCAAATCCGGCACGCAGAAAACGGTTAAATGCCGCAGCGCGCTTCTCTTCCACCGCCTTTTTCCCGTTCTCCGCCTCATTATTCTGGCGCTCTTCCGGCCCGGACTCATCCACATATTCCTGATCCTGACGGCGCAACTCTTCTTCACGGGCGATTTGCTCATCCAGCGCATCCAGCTCAGCTTTCGCCCTGTTCCACTCTGCCCGCTGCTCATCAGTCCATGCGTTATCACCAATTTTTTCATGCAGTGCACGCATATCCTTTGCAATGGTGTTTCGTTTTTGCTTCATCTCATGAAGTTTCATCGTCAGTAGTATCCTTATGCATTAAGAAGGGTCAAAAGGCGCTCACGCGCCATTCGTTCGTTAACAGCTTTCTTCAGCGCACCACTCGCCCGCGCTTCCTGCCAGGCTTTCATTGAGCGGACACCAGAGTCTGCGTCCTGATAGGCCGGATATGTCACCGGGCTGACATCATACAGACGAGAAATGCGCGTGATTTCCCGGATAACAATCCCCTCGTCGTCTTCATACCAGCTCTCTCCGTCACGGGCGACACGAAACGCGAACGAGGACTGATTAATGTCACCACGCAACATTGGAGACAGCACCAGGTCACAAATAGTCGGAGTATCCGGTGCAACAATGTCATAACGTAAACCGCGTTCATCCACCGACAATGACAACGTGCCGGCAGAACTTCGTCCGAGAATGAAATTAGGATCATGATTAAACAAGCCACGTACATCATCATTCAGTACATCGTCAAAAGCCCCCGGCTTGATGATTTCACGAAATCCCCACAGAGGTTCTGAACGACTGTTAAATACCGAGCCATACCCCAGAATGTGGGTCGGGGCATTATCATATTGTTCTGCCCGCACTTCCCCGCTGTAACAGCGCGTCTCACGGTCATTCATCGTTCTTTTCCTCTTTGCCTTTCGTATCTTTAAAATCATTCAACGGATTTGCTGCATTTACGCTGACCAGCATTTCATCCAGACCATCAACCGGGTTCATGTCCTCAAATGCCCTCGCTTCATTCCGGCTCATCCAGCCATCTGTAATGGCAAAGTGATAGAACTGCGCACGCTCCTGTGGGGTCCCACGGAGCAACCCCGTGAGGTTGAAACGAACGTAATACCCGGCAGCCCGTTCTGTACGGGTAAACAGGCGACGGTTAAGCTCCTGCTCCCAGTTCGCAACCCAGGGCATCATCGTGTAGCGAACAAACTGAATCGCCTGCTGTGTAATATTCGAAAATGTGGCTTTTTCCAGGTCATTAATCATGTGCGCAGGAATATTGAAAATACCGGCAATCATTGAACGGTTCAGTTTCATCATGTCAATGATTTGAGCGTCAACTGGCGACACAGTCAGTGCCTTGTAATCCAGATCGGCTGGCAGCAGCATGGTTTTGTTTTCCTGGCTGCGTAACGCCTGCGATGCCTTCTGCCACTGATCTTTAAGCCAGCCCCAGCTGTCCTTATTGAGTCCGCTTTTAACGGATACTATCCCCGCCGGACGGGCATTACCGCTGAAGAAGCTTTCTGTGTATTTCTGACCGCTCATCCCCATGCCTATTGTTTCGGCATGTTGCATAATCGGACTAAGCCCCATCTTCTGATTATTACCCAGCGCACGGATGTGGATCATATCGTCGGGGCTGATCGCAAACGCCCCATATTCGTTGTACAAACCGTAGGTGTATCGGCCACCAGTATTCATCAGCGTCGTTTCCCACGGCATACAGCAATCCAGGGATATGACTTCACCGCGACGATTACGTTTCACCCAGGTATACCCATTTCCCCAGCCAAGGATGTGACGTTGCTTCAGTTCGCGCCATTTGTAACTGGTTTGCCAGGTATTGGGCTCATCATGAACCAGATAAAACGCCGGATGATCGCGTGCGGGCTCAACCTTCCCATTGTGCCTGCGCATAACATGCAACGGCATCTGGGCAAGGCTGGAAGACAGGACATAGATACAGGAATACACCGCAGCCAGTTTCATCGCAGTTTCAGGACTGACATAAACGTCTGCCCGGAACAGCCCATCAGTATCAACGGCATCCCCGGTTATCGGGGTGGAAGGATTCTCCAGTGATTTACTTCTGAACAGAGCATCAAGCAGCACGCGCCCCCCTTCTGGCCATAGCCAGTGCGCCCACCAGCAGTAAACCGCCGGACAGCATCAGAGCCGGAGCCATACCAAACTGCAGGTAAAACCCGCACGTAAGCAGGCCAAAACCAGCCAGCCCGATAACATCAGCAATTATTGATTTCATAGAATTAAGAGAGCATCGTCCGGATCAAGAGATGAGAGGAAATCGTCGGGTTCTTTGAGCATTGCCCGACCGATCGCCATAATCAGTGCAACCGCACCATCGATTTTGTTTTCCGCCTGCTCCTTGACAGGCTTCACCACATCATCGTTACCAGGAATGGTTTTGCCGACCACGTTGCCGATACACCAGGTCATGATGGGATTGCCGTCATGATGAAAGCGCCCCGATTCAATCGCCGCTTCCAGCTCTTTCATCGGATCGGACATGTTGGTGTAGTTCTGAATGATAGTGATGGGGTTCAGGTCTTCATCAGCAAGGTCATGTGACAACCCGGTCGCCCCGAAGGGGTCGATGGGTGACTCACTGACCGGGCTGATTTTGTTCGCCGCTTTGGCCTCCTCGAGGATGTAGCGATAATCCACCTCCGCACCATCGGTAACGGTCAGAACGCCCATTTCCACCCATTTCTGAAAGCGTTCGGCTGTCCGTCGATCTTCATTTTTCTCGACGCTGTACACCGTGTCATACGGTACCCAGAAACGCGGGGCCACACTGTAGTAATGCGTTTTACCGTCAATCTCGCGGGTATAAAGTCGCGCCATGCTGTTCATATCCAGCTTACGCGCCAGGTCAAAGGCCAGAATGCACGGCTGCCCCTCGAACTGCTCAAGGGTCAATGATTTATCCTCGCAGCTCTGCCAGCTCACCAGGTTGAAATACGCCGAACGCGCCGACACCCAGATATTGAGGTGTTTTGTTTTAAAGACGTTTGCCAGACGGGCGTTATTTTTCGCACGCTGCTGCTGACTTAACAAAAATTCGCGATAAACCGACACGCCAATATTTGGATTGGCTTTTTCCAGCACCTGCGGGTCGGTCCAGTCATCACCTTCATCAACGGTATAGATGATCCCGAACAGTTCATCGTTGGGTACCGAACCGTTGAGCATCTCGATGACTTCCCGCCGTTTGTCGTAGCACGGCCCCTCAATGTTGTATCCGGCGGTGGTGATAGCCCACATCAGTGGCTGACGTCGCGCCCCCATCCCGGTAAGCATCGTGGTATAAAGCGCATCGGTGGCGTGCTCGTGATATTCATCCACCACCGCACAGTGGGGTGATGAACCATCACCGGGGTTACCGATCAGCGGTTCAAACCGCGCGCCATCCTCCGGACGGTTCATGTTTGAGGCGTTAACCTCAATCCCGAACGCTTCCGTCAGCATGGGTGTGCGTTTACACATCAGTCGAGCCGGGCGAAAGACTTCCCACGCCTGTTTCTCTGTCGTGGCACCGGAATACACTTCCGCGCCAAACTCGTTATCACAGGCAAAACAATACAGGGCAACACCGGCAGAGATTGCCGATTTGCCGTTCTTACGAGGGATTTCGGTATACACCTCCCTGAAGCGGCGCAGCCGGGAGCCTTTATTGACCCAGCCAAACGCACAGCAGATCACAAAGAGCTGCCACGGCTCCAGCGTGATGGGCATCCTCTTGAATGCCCACTCACCCTTGGTGTGCGGCAACAGCTGAATAAATTTCGCGGCCCGTTCAGCCAGGTCCTTGTCGAAGCGGTAACGAAACAACTTACTTTTTTCCTCCATCAGGTCATCAAGATGGCGCTGGCAGGCCTGAATCACAAACTGGCAGGCCACAATCTTTCCGCGCACGACATCACGGGCATACTGATTGGCAGCATTTACGTTGGGGTAAGATTTCCGGCTCATGATTCGATGATTTTCAGAAACGGGTTAGTGGCTTTCTTCTGCCCCGCCAGGCCAATCAGACGCTGGCGGCTGCTGGGGTCGAGTCCGAGCATTGCCCCCGTACTGTTCATCTCGGACTCCTGTTCTTTTTTGGCGGTCAGCTCCGGATTTTTGACCCTGCCGCCCATTGCACCGATGATGGTGTTGCCCTGTCTGGCAATATTTTTCACGGCACGTCGCCAGAACTCGTAGGCCACGCACCACCGCTCAAGCACCGCGAGGTCAGTCACGCACAGCAGGCCCTGACCACAGAGTTCTTTGGTTGTCAGTTGCCACATGATCGTGGCGAGAGGGAGATCTTCTTCAGCGAACCACTCCGGTGGCTCAACACCTTTGATGGGCGTAAAAACAGGTTCATCTTTATTCAGGGCTCGCTTGCCGGGGTTTCCGGCCAGCGCCTTGCGCGCCGTTGGCTTGGGGCGACGCCCGGAACGCCCCGCCGTTCCAGCCATATGCGGCACTCCTGGTTAAATTTCATTTTTCGCGGGTATAAAAAAACGATGGGGCGGGCAGTCCGGAAGACGTCAGGTCACAGGGATTTGACCCGCCCCTCCCCTCTGGCAGTGGGAACTGGTTCTTACTTCAGCCGTTCACGGGCCGTCTTCGCCTTATGACACGGCCAGCACAGGCTCTGCAGATTACTGTCTGCATCGGTGCCGCCATGCGCTTTAGGGATGATGTGATCAACGGTTTTCGCCTCACGCACCACACCAGCACGCAGACATAACTGACACAGGCCTTTGTCACGCTTGAGCACACGTTCACGGATAACATCCCATTTCGAACCATAACCGCGCTGATGACGGGATTGTCCTGGCTTGTATTGCTTCCAGCCTTCGCTTTTGTGGCTTTCGCAGTAGCCTGACGGGTCAGTCGTGGTATTGCGGCAGCCGCGAACACGGCAGGCTTTTGGGGTTCGTGGTGGCATTTAAAGTTTTCCTGCAATCATCACGATGATGTTTGTCCATGGTGATGGCAACAAAAAACGCCAGAAGGCGGCTATAAAATGTGCTCTAGAATCCGCATATTTCCTTCAAAAAGTATTTCCTTTTTTAACGGATCAACTATTTCACCACTCCAATATTTATGAGCTTTTTCTAAGGCAATATCATACGGTATATCGTCATTCATCAAATGTTCATCACTCGCCTCATGTATAACTCCATCCAGCTCAACTCTGAACACAGTCTGATTGTCCCCCAATCCCAACTGCGAAATCCAATAGTGAAGACTTTCTTCACCTTGTGAAACCCATAAGCATTTCTGTCTTGAAGGCTTTTTTGGGTAATATTCAACTCGAACGGCTTCCCAAATCAGTTCTCTAGTATATTTACAAAAATGCATAGCCAATTCTTGACCAACTGCCGCTATATCCTGTACAGAACACTTAGTAGTAAGTGACCCTGTCTTTAGGCCATAAAGCCACTGCATTCTCGTATAGTCAGTTAGATGCCCGTTAACATTTACTGGTATTGGAGGGATGTTTGAACTTAAGAAATAATTAAAAAAGGGATTTGGGAATGAGGTGCTAGCTAAATCTCCTACTGCCAAAGGCCTATACTTAACCCAAGGATTTTGCGATTTAGTTGCTATGTAAAAATAGTCCATGCGTACTTACCACTATAAAAAAGACACCTTACCACTATATTTTACACAAGCAACCAACATTTAGCAGCACCTATTCGCAATAACTATTTATTCCAGCAAAAGAGTTTACTTCCGACACTGAGTGTCAATATATTCCTGTAACGCTCTCAATGATGCTTGATCTCTGATAATTCCGGATCTGATACCGAGAAGGTTTCGTCCAGCAATTGGAGAGAGTTCGACGGTGGCATCATTGCCCACGCTGGCGGTGCCGGAGGCTTTTGTTGTGGCTGGCACTGGACATCTGCCTTTGACGAGCACCCTACCACCATTATCAAGCTTGCGCCGAAGAGCATCATTTTCAGCTTTCGCATCAGCTAACTCCTTCGTGTATTTAGCATCAAGTGCATCAGCATCACGCTGGCGCTGCTGCATGTCAGCGATGGTGGCGGTCAGCTGCTTCAGCTCACTGACTTTTTTATCACGCTGTTCTTTGTAGGTGATGGCGTTATCACGGTAATGATTGACCGCCCACGACAGGCAGACGATGATGCAGATAACCAGAGCATAAATAATCGCGGCGACTCTGCTCACTGATCTATTCCCCAACAGGCTAATGCGCTTTCTTGGTCACGACGAATAACCTGTCCATAGCAGTTATTTGAACGTATGCGGCAATCGCGCCCACCATCTTTTATCCACCAGCGAATCGCCTCGCATGCGCCCTTACGATCACCAGCATTCAGCCGCTTATAAAACGTCGATGGAAAACACTTACCGGGGCCAATGTTATAGGGACAAAATGACGCGATACCCGCTTTTTGTGGTTCGGTCAGTGGTACTTTAATATTGCGCTCCACCCATGCCAGCGCCTTATCACGCTCAATGGCGTTGACCTGGTCGCATTTTTCCTTCGACAGTTTCATACCGGGAAAAACGGGTTTTCCATCCACCATCGTGGCACCCCGACAGATGGTCCAGATGCCGGAACCATCGCGGTATGCCGTTGTGTGGTTACCTTCTTTTTCATCCAGAAACTGGTCGAGAATATCAGGCGCGGGCGCACCGACGGCAATCAGTGCCAGAACGGCAGCCGACAGGCCGTATCTGATTTTTGCGTTCATGGATATTTATCAGGATTTATCGGTTTCTGCCCACGGACAGGTTTATCTGTTCCGGTCAGTGACTTAAGGTTGTGATTCCGGAGGAGTCTTCAGAGAACCAGTAATTCTTCCTGGTAGCTTTCCTTTGTAGGTTATCCACACATTCTGCGCCTCTAAAATTACGGGGCGCTTTTCCGGCGACTGCTCATCCCCTTCACATAACCCGGCAGCAACATCCAGGAAGACCTGTCTGATGCTCCTTCTGGCTGCTGCCTCATAAAACCCCAGCGCGGCACCTTCAACACGGTCCAGCGAGATGTCCAGGTCAAAAATTTCACCGTCAAAGCGTTTTTTGTCCCGTAACGCTAAAGTTACCGTAACTTTATTCTCAAAATTGCGGATCCCTTTCACAATCAGTTCATAGTTTTGAGTCATTGAATTACTCTCCCCGTGCAGCCTTACGACGGTCCTCTCTGATTTTGAAATACAGGTTAGTCAGATATGTCAGGAAGCCCAGAACCAGACTCCCCAGTACACCAATCGCAGCCCACTGTGACGGACTGACCTGATCAAGCCACTGTAAAAACCAGTAGCCAGCACTGCCTGCGGAGGTGCCGTAGGCAATGCCCGTTGAAATTTTATCCATGGATTTCATAGCCTCACCTCCGCAGCGAACGGATGGCGTAGTTATAAGGGGAGCGAAAAAGAAAGAATGCGCGATTGCGCAATATGGTAACGTCAGGGTATTATCCACTGGCTGAATAGATCACTTCACGTTTTTTGTTCCTTGCCGCCCGTATCCATATGCGGGCTTTTTTTTGCATGTAAAAAGGCCCCAACACATGTGCGTGGGGCCTGAGAGTATACATGGTTTCAGTCAACTGCATGGTGCCGGGTGCCTCCCGGTGAATTCAGTACCAGCACCTGAATCCGCGATTATCCCATATACCTACTCGCTGATTGCCCCTCCGCACAGGGGGATTCACCATGCCAGTTTCTTTTAACAAACTCCCCGCAAAACAGACAACTGTCAACCGTCTGAATTGTGAGACATTTAAAAAAAAGGCCCGCAAAAGCGAGCCGGGAAAAATAAGTCTGGCGCGTTGTACTGGATTCGAACCAGTGACCGATTGCTTAGAAGGCAATTGCTCTGTCCGGTTGAGCTAACAACGCAGGGTACAGATAATGGACCGCCATCGAGGACTCGAACCCCGCGCAACCAGCTTCGAAGGCTGGTGCTCTATCCTGATGAGCTAATGGCGGTATGTGATGGTGGCCCTTGCTGGATTTGAACCAGCGACCTGGCGATTATGAGTCGCTCGCTCTCACCTCTGAGCTAAAGGGCCGGGCGCAGGATAATAACGTTACGAAATCAATGTTGCAAGCATTCAAAAATCACCTGGTTAAAAATCACCCTTAGCTCCTCCACCAGCGCATTCACCATGTCTATCCGAGATAAGTGGCACAAAAAAACCCGCTTGTGGGCGGGTTTTGTTTGCTTTTGCCATCACGTACAAAATCGGCAAAATATCAGATTTGCATGAAATATATGCCTTTCAATCTACTTTTGCAACACTTTGCTTTGAAAATGCCGCCTTTTGTTTTGAACGTGTTCTCATTACAAACAATAAAGCCTCACTATCCAGTCGTTGAAAAATGTGTTTCATTGCAACCCAGTGACGAGTAAATGTTTTGGACCAGTTTTTAGTTGTCACTCCCGCCAGTAATGCCAGCTCCTGGTATTCATAACCTTCCCCACCAAAAAGTTCTGCTTTTACTGCCTGCGCCGCCAGCCAGATTAATTTTTTCAGGCGTTCCTGCGTTTTCCCTGCAATTTTTCTGGTACCGGATTGAGTATTAAATTCATTCCACGCCCACTGTGTTATCGCGATCTGATATTCCCAACAAATACTCTCGCCGTAACACCACAACAACCAGGCTTTATGATGCTCTTCAAGAGACAGCAAAGCCCGCCGCCATGATGATGTCGAAAACTCAACCGGGCTGACCAGGGCAATTGATGAGCCATTCGCCAGTGATTGTTTTCCCGGGATTGGTGGATTATCCCGCGTTATCATTTTTCCAGTCACTTCATCGCGGTACCGGATTTTTTTTCGCCTGTAACGCCCTGTATCGAACATGGCATTCTCCTGCCAGGCTTCAAGCTGACCTTTTGTTGCCCCACTCAAATCAGCGGTGGCGATAATGAGCTGCTCACGCACAAACTGTAAATACTGGTTATTCATGCGCACTCCAGTTCTGTGATTTTTATCCCCAGCCGCCCACCAGGAACGAGCTGACCGCGCACAATATTGATTTCATCAAACTGCTCGTCGTCTATAAGTAGTCCGGCATGCGTCAGCGCATCCAGTGGTGCCTTCAGGATATTGTCCAGGTCACGACGGCGCTTATCCGGTGGCTCTGCAATAATCTTTATCGCCAGCCTTCCGGACAGGTTTAATTTCAGCCGCTGCTGGCGAACAATTAGCGCCACATCACGGCGATAACGCTTTCCGGCCTCCGAGATGAAATACGTATTGCCATGACGTCGCCAGTAGGTATTCACCGTCGGCGGGTAAGGCAAAACAAATTCTATGCGTTCAGTCATTCATGCTTTCCACTTCAGGACACCCGAATTTCTCGCGTGCATTAAAAAACGAATCAGCAACAACAGCTGGCTGCCGTGTTTTTCTTCAAAATCTTTTACCCCGGCGTGCAGTTCGTTATGACATTTACGGCACAGCGGAATAACAAACAAATCATCAGCCTTTGTTCCCATCCCTCCCAGTCCATGACCAATGATGTGATGCGGATCATCTGCCTGATTACCGCACGTCATGCATTTCTGCGTTTTTACCCAGCGCGTGTATACAGGCATCTCTTCCCGTTGTGGTTTCTGGCGCTGGAGATACTGAGCCGGTGACTCCGGATCAACAGCAATGCTGACCACCGTCTTTTCCTGTGGCGGGTTTTGCTGGTGGGCGTGAGGCAGCGGCGCAAGATTTTTTGTGCGCTGCTTCAGTATGCTGGTGGCGGTCTGCTCTCCCGGTACGATGTCGCTTTCACGGTACATTGAACGGATTTTTTCCGCACGCAACCCCAGCGAACGACGTAATACCGCTTCCGGTAGCGCGTCCGCCACCTGATTGCGGACCGCCCACCAGGATAATTCAGCCAGAGATAATTCACGCTCCTGCGTACCGCTTATTGCGTGACCGATGACGTCAATCATCCATGCTGACAGGTTTTGATGAGCAAGTTGCTCGAGTGATTCGGATGTCTGGTCACGCAGCTGGTTGTCGCAGTGCCAGCACAACACCATTGCGCCGGTACCATAACGGTGAATGACGGTTTCGCTGTGATGATAATCGCCGTGTGGCCACTGGCAGGATTTAATATGGCGCAACAGCCAGTCAGACAATGCACCAGCACCACCAGCAGCACGAATCACCCGTGCGTTACTGAAAAACGGCAGCAATGTTTTGTCTTCCACCAGCGGCTGGCGAGCGGCAGGAACGACCCCGGACGGCAGATTACGCATGCTTTTTGGTTCCGGCTCCACCAGTATTCTGCCGTTATGGAATGCTGACATTGATTCACGGCCTGGCTTAACGATAACCAGACCGAGTTCCGGTACCAGAACAGGTCGAAGTAATACCCGCACATTACCTCCAGATCCGTTGCTGGAATGTGCGGGACGGACGCGCTGGCCGTTCGGAGTAAGGGAGCCTGACGGAGATTATCCAGTGACGGTAGTCGAGGCTAAGGGCTTTTTTAACCTCGCATCCGCGCCTGCGGTAACACTGAATGAGCCATTCGGCCTGTTCTTCAGTGCATGGGGGATGCTGGTACCAGTCAGATTTGAATGCGTGAAAACACCGTCCGCGCCTGCTGGCAAAGACGGCAGAATCATCAGAATTGTATAATTTGGTATCGTGCGCCATCGGTTGTCTCTGCTGGCGCAGCAGGTGCCAGTTGTTCAGGCTGGCCTGTGGATTGTAAACCAGAATACGTAAAACAAAAACCCGCCGAGGCGGGTATGAATGAGAATTATTTTTGTTTTATGGTAAATGAAATAACATTGTCAGAATGAATCATATCTGATTCTTTAAATCGTGTAATTGCAGATAACTCATTTAAAGGAAGAGCAAAGATATCAGTTAACTCAGTTACCTTTATGATTGAATGCTTATCAAGAAGTAAAAGTAACTTATTAAGTAACTCAGGCTCTTCTTTTGGGATTGCATCATCTAACGGCTCCCTACGATGGAATGGCGCTAATTGCTTAAATATATAGCTTTTCTGATTATCGCTAATTAACTTAAGGCTATGACTCCTCATGGCAATACTACCGATAGATGTAATCCAACGTAGTTTTAATCGTTCTAACGCTGATAAATTTGGACTATAAAATTCACGCCCGAAAGTCGTGGCTGGCATTAAAAAGCTGGAGGCAAAATAATCGGCCTGCAACTCCACTAGGTCGAATAATTCTTTATCATTCAGGTAGTCATCCTCCACTGCCCTATGCATAATTAAATGGCCAAGTTCATGAGCAAGACTAAATCGCATGCGAACAGCCGTCTTCGAGCTATCTAACATAATTAAAGGCCGCCCATTATGCCAGAACGAAAAGGCATCAACTTTCTCACCAGAAGGTAAATGAGAAACCACGATTCCTTTATTTTCAACAAGTCTAGTTAAATTGAGTATTGGACCATCACCTAACCCCCAAAAACGCCTTAATTGGGTGGACATATCCTCAATATCAGATAGAGACAGAACCTCAAAATCAATAATATCGAATTCAGGCAGAACCACATCTGGTAATTGAGCATATTTTAGACATTCATCCAATATTAATGCCGCCCAACGCCCACGTGTTTTCCCTGTAACTCGAGCCTTTTTGGTCGCAGTTGAACGACTTCTAAAATGAATCGCCCCCTCCAGAGATGGAGAAGCACTGGAGGCTAAGAAAAATCGTTCTGGAAATCCTAACACCTTGGCTATTGCAGAAAGTGTATCAGCAGAGGGAGACTTCAACCCCTTCTCAAATGACGAAATAGCTTGTCTTGAAATATTGAGCACTCTGGCAAGTTCAGCCATCGTCAACCCTTTTGCCTCTCTTGCCTCCTCAAGGCGACGAGGATTAAACGATTTATCAGTAAATGGTGTTTGTGCGATATTCATGCTCATGATTGCTGTGATTTAATTATTTGTTCGGTAAGAATCTTGATTTTATCTTCAATCTCAGAATCCACATTTTCTGCTTCAACTTCTACCATCGTCATAATTGGTAAAGACTCAGTATAAAGAATCCCGTAATTATCCGAAGAAGGAACAGTTAAATTCAGTTTGGACAAGTGCTGATTACTGCCATCATGTAACATATAAACATGTCCACCAGACGCTCTCCCATCCAGGGAGTCGGCATTTTCATCCCCAAAATTCAATTCATAATTTTGATTAGCGTAAACAGCTCTATACAATGCCTGCTTAGGAAGTGGCGCATTACCCGATAAATGATGTGCCGTCATTTTCCAGTTGTTCGAGTGAATCGCAATGTGTTTACAATTTTTAGCAGCATTGCTACCGACTTCAAAATCCAGCCCCACACGCTTAGCCGCATTCTCAAGCAATGCATCGGCATAAAACCAGCGCAAATATGACTGTGCTTGAGCCCAAAAAGAACCAAACTCTTTTGCCTTCATATGCGAATGAAGATAAGCCTGTGCTAACGCGATCGAAAGCTCTTTGCGGCACTCCTTGTCATATGCTTCTAACAACTGTTGAGATAAATTCTGCATGACCGTAATATCCTTGTTGTTTTGGTGTCAACCATATTTCCATTTAACATAGACTTTGTCAACCAGATAGATGCTAGAAAAACCCGCCGAAGCGGGTTAAGCGCGGGTGCATTGAGGATGCCTGACTCATCAGAGGTGGCGAGGGATTTCTCCCCCGCCAGGTCTCTTACTCCTCAGGTTCGTAAGCTGTGAAGACAGCGACCTCCGTCTGGCCGGTTCGGATTCGTACCTCGCAGAGGTCTTTCCTCGTTACCAGTGCCGTCACAATGACGGTTAAACAGATGACGATCAGGGCGATTAGCATCGCCTTTTGCTGCTTCATAGCCTGCTTCTCCTTGCCTTTCGGCGCGTAAGAGGCTAACCTAGATTTGCCGTTCATAGATTGAGCCTCAGATTAATGTTAAGCGTCTTGCAGGACGCGTAAGGTTAACTGGGGCTTTTCTCTATCTGCCTTTGGTGTTCATGCCTGAGACAGATAGCCTCAAGCACCCGCAGCCATTCTACTTAACTCCCGTCACCTCGCCAATATGAAATCAATCAGAAAGGCGAACCATAAGAGCAATAGCAAAACAATAAGGCCCGCATGGTCGTACAAAGACTCAGGCACCGTGACATTTTTTGTACTTTATTCCCGAGCCACAGGGGCATTGTTCATTCCGGCCGACCGCACCAAAAACTTCAGTTAATTTAGTCTTTGCTGCTTTATGGGCAAGCTGTACGATGTAATTTGATTGATTTTGGATTTCTTGACGCTGTACACCTGTGAGGCCTTCGATATAGGGAGCAAGGCGCTGCATTTCGACATCAGCTGCTTTATGCTGACCCGATAGTGCCAATATGACTGCGTACTGGCTTCGAACCTGAATCAGTCGGTGTACTAGACCTGCCTCATTGACAACCGGCAGGACATGTTGCTCCATGACTTCCTTGGCACCGTCGTAATCCTTTATGGCAACAAACTCATCCGCCAGATCTTGGCCCACCCTAACCATGGATTCCGGGGCCATGGCCAGATTGTAGAACTTCATCGAATGAATACGCAGTAATGGTGACAGTTTTCCCTGCGCATCACGAATTCTGGCCAGCAACTCCAGAGCATCAGCCATATGTTTAAAGTGTTCCTGCATATTTTCGGAATGATTAATAGTTTTCCATAATGCGTCGGCGTTTTTTCCTATGACATCAGCAGGTGTGATACCAAATAAAGAATAGTACCCTTGTATAACATTACAGCTTAATGTTTCAGCATCCTTGAGTTTTTTTAATCTCCAGAGTGCAATGGCATGGTTGTAGTCAAAGATGCGTTTATGTTCTTCATCTGGGAGTTGGGGGCGGACTTCCTGTGCCAGCTTTTGAACTTCTCGTGCATCATTGCTTTCTGCCGAAAATAACATTCGTTTCATTGCATAGGCCATCTCTTCTTGATAGCCGAACTTGTGCTCCGCAAGTAAAGCTCCCATGATGTTTAACCTCTGAGCAATGTGGTCGGATATTCCGTCTTTAAGCTCAACGAAAACAAGGCCATCCAATGCCCAGAATTTATGAACAGGTCCCAATAAGTCCGATGTTGCAGCACGCTCCAAGCTTGCAAGAATGTCGACCGTCACGCCCATCTCATAAAACATTTCTTGGCCTGAGAGTTCGATCAACGTCGTGACATCATTGAGCTTAATATAAAGTTGAGTCAACAACGATAACCGTTTTGTATTGCGGGTATTATGAAGACTTTCAACTAAAAGGTCTTTCAGCGCTAGTAGCGCTTTGTTCGATATACCCTGATCCATCAGTTCCAGATGTTGCAGTCCTAGCCCCCTGACAGCATCATGTACCTTCAGGGTCTGGTTTCCATAAATTTCAATAGTGCCAGTAGCGCGCATTTTCCTAATTAAAGAAGCCGCACTGCTTGGTGAAATGTTCAGCGAATTGATTAGGAGCGTAGAAATCTCTTCGCGACTCAGCCCTACGTCAGAGAGACTGAACAATGCCAGCGCGCTCTGAAGTAGTGATTCAAATCCCTGAAATACACGTGACAGAATAATTTCTTGGGCGGTTTCCGCAGTATGGGTTTGTTGCTGGAGTTCAGCACACAGAGCATCGACACTACGCTCATAATCAGAAACGGCGATTTTTGCGGCGCTCTCTACATACAGGGGAAGACCACCAGTGTAAGCCCGTAGCTGCTCGTATCCCATAGCGGTGGCAAATCCTCCGATATCGTTTACAACGACAGCTACCGTATCGAGATTCCATCCCTGCAGGCCCTCGCGCTGTAGCCCCGTCATGACCTTGAAGTGGTCAACAAAAACTGGCCACCGAGTTAGAGTTTTTTCCAGTATCGATTTTCCGATTCGTTTGGTGGTAACCCACCATTATATTCGTGCGGTCTTAGTGCGCTGTAATATCCAACGATATAGTCCGTTATTGCGTGAGCTGCATCGCTGAAGCTTACATAGCCCGTCGCCGGCACCCATTCGTTCTTCAGACTCCTGAAGAAGCGCTCCATTGGGCTGTTATCCCAGCAGTTTCCACGCCGACTCATACTCTGCCTGATCCGGTATCTCCACAGTAACTGCCGGAACTGCCTGCTCGTATAATGACTGCCTTGATCGCTGTGGAACATCACCCCGACGGGCTTACCACGGGTTTCCCATGCCATTTCCAGTGCTTTCATGGTAAGCCTGCTGTCCGGCGAGAACGACATGGCCCAGCCCACTGGTTTTCTTGCGAACAGGTCGAGAACAACGGCGAGGTACGCCCAGCGCTTACCCGTCCAGATATAGGTCACATCACCGCACCACACCTGATTTGGCTCGGTCACGGCGAACTGCCGTTCAAGGTAGTTAGGGATAGCAACATGTTCATGACCACCACGTTTATACCGGTAAGTCGGCTGCTGACAGCTGACCAGCCCCAGCTCTTTCATGAGTCTGCCAGCAAGCCAGCGCCCCATCTGGTAGCCTCTCTGGGTTGCCATTGTGGCGATGCTTCTTGCTCCGGCAGAGCCGTGGCTGATGCCATGCAGTTCAAGTACCTGGCTGCGTAATACAGCCCGTCTGCCGTCTGGCTTTTCAGGACGGTTTTTCCAGTATTTGTAGCTGCTGCGATGGACCCCGAACACATGGCAGAGAGTGGCCACAGGATAACGCGCCCTGAGTTTCCCGATTATCGAGAACTGTTCAGGGAGTCTGACATCAAGAGCGCGGTAGCCTTTTTTAATATTTCATTTTCCATTTCAATACGTTGTAGCTTTTTCCTGAGCTCACGGATTTCAATTTGTTCCGGGGTAATAGGGGAGGCTTTTGGTGTTTTTCCCTGCCGCTCATCACGTAATTGTTTCACCCATCGCGTCATTGTGGAAAGGCCGACATCCATAGCGCTGGCTGCATCTGCCACGGTGTAATTCTGGTCAACGACCAGTTGAGCGGATTCGCGTTTAAACTCTGCGCTGAAATTTCTTTTTTTCATTATGGCACCTGTGTTGTTCTGAGGTGAGCATATCACCTCTGTTCAGGTGGCCAAATTCAGTAAACCACTTCACCTCCAGTTCGCGAACGTTTTCGTGAGGCTGGCACAACAGCACAAAACGAATATGTGTAGTTGCATTCAGAACATCCCGTAGATTTTCCGCAGGTACACGATGGGCGTTATCCAGAACCAGCACCAAGGTGGTACCCTGCTCTTTCAGGTAGGTATCAAAACTCCTAAGAGCCTCAAAACCACTGGCACCGGGGAGCAAAATCCTGCGCAAACCGTCTTGGTCACGGGCTGTAAATCTAGCAGCCATCTCGCGCACCAGCGTACTGGCCAGAGCTGGACCGGGAAGATCACCGGTGTCGTAATAAGCACAAAGTGCAGTGGAGTGTAATGCGGCCTGTGCGGCCCAAGCTGTCTTGCCTGCACCTGAGAGTCCACAAAGGATACGGATCCGCTCACCAGATGTGAGAGAAGGTTCTTCGTTTTGTGGGCGGTACAGTGCTGGTGGTGCAGGAAAGTCCTGTAGCTGAACGATCAACTGTTCAAATAGTTCAGTAAGTTCCTCCGTGAAAAACGTATGTTGTCCATTGGTATCGCCTCCGGTGGCGGCAAGCTGAACCAACCCTGCTAACTTCCAAATCAAGGATTCTGGGGACAATAGTGAAAATTTCAGCTTTTCTGCTTCTGCGATACACCATGTGGCCGCATCAGCCAGAGTACTCCATGCGGGCGGAAGTGCCGGATGACGTCCAGCTGTCGACTGGGGCCAGACAATAAGAACATCAGAAGGAAGCTTTTTATCGTCAATCATCTTCTGAAGCAGCGGTCCAGGCGCCTGGTTTACAATAATCACAAAAGAAGCCACCCCTTCGCGGTTTGCCGAAGTATGCTCATTTCTGAGCTTTACAAATCGCTCCAGAGCCCCCGACACATCGTTGGGCATAATAGGCTTTGAACGGGTTTTAACCTGAATGTAGAGACGTTCCTGTTTGGATTTCAGCTCAATATCCTCATCAAGCTCGACAGTTACTGAGTCCATAGCAGCCCTCTGCGCCAAAAGTAAGCAGCCTACAGCGTAAAGATGCTGGTAAAGGAACCCCCGGTGTACCGCTTCGATACGCACCAACTGCACAGGATCCAGTACGTCCAGATTTTGTTTGTTTTCACTTCCCCACATGACCTATTCCTTGAGCTATTTGTTTGACGGACTCACATTATTACTTCAATGTAATCAATTGAACTTGAATTATAATTAAAAGAGGCAAAGAAAAGTCCTCCGTTGATTAATACAAACTAACGATACCAACGTTCACCTGGCTCAAAGCTGACAACCAAACTAGGTCTGGGACTGTGCCATCGAAGTGTCAATTAATATCTGAACTAATGCTCTTTAATTTCGTCACTTCAATAAATACCGAACATTTCCCTGATAAAATTCTAGTATACGCTGCATAACTTCGCTCTGACGACACTCGCAACAAATTATATTCTGTCGTCTGTTGTAACGGCGTATTTCGCCATCTAGCAATGAATAAATCAGGTCAGGGTCGCTCTTCTTTTTCACTGCCGCTCTCGACATTTTTTTGCGGGCTTTTCCCCAGTCCTTACGAGCCTGCTCCGAAGGAAATATTCCATGTCCTGAACCATATACTGCGCCACTAACTACCAGCTCTTTCGCCAGAACTTCTATTAGGTGTCTCGTCGCCCCGGTTTCATTTTCCAGTTGTTTACGCGTTTTTCGCCCATCTCTGCGTACCAGTTCCACAATGCGCGCCTTCACTTCTTCCCGCAGTTCGGGAGTAAAAACTTTTGCCACAAGTCCTCCTGAAAATTACCTCATAACCTGAAATACACACTTACCCCCTGAAGCCCGGTGGAATTTCGGTATCCGGTTCAGAAATATGATTCACACAACGCTGGTTGTTCGTACCGCTTACCGGGAGCAACCAGGGGTTTTCAAAATTCCGGTCCGGTCCAAAAAACGTCGTCGCTCGCTGAACAAATTCCGTTCCCGTTTTCTCGGTAGCCGCCAAGTATCTTGCGTAACGCCTCACGCCATCCAGCATGGCCTCTGGTGGCACCCCCTCGCGTAATCTGGCCTTCCAGGCACTGAAAGCGGATTTCTTCGGGTTTGCTCCGGCACGCAACGGGTACTCCCGCCAGACCTGTTCGAACACATCCGGATAATCCACTCGTCCCACAGACAGCCCGGTGTTTTCCGGGACTACCCGATCGGCTTCCCGCTGAATGGCGGAATCGGTTTCAGGCTGCTGCAGTTGGTGTGATTGTTCCGGCCTTTGGGTCATCACCTGCTGCACAGCGCCCGAATCGGCTTTCAGCGCATACGCTGAATCGGCTTCCGGTGTCGTGCCTGCTGGCTGACCAGGATTGACGGTCTGAACATCCCCTGCCTGGTTCGTGGCGTTTTTTACGCCATGGCCCATAGTGTTTTGATCTTCTTGATCTGTATCTTTATCTGTATCTTTATCTGTCGTGACTCGTCGTGACATGTGCGTGACATTTCGTGACGCGCCGTGACAATCGCCATTTTGTTCCCGCTTTCTTTCCCTCTCTCGCTGCGCCCTCTTGCGCTCTGCAGGAGATTTTGCGGTTTGCGAAATATTGCCGTTGTCCTCTTTAAGCACCTGGCGTTTTTCCCATCCAGTGATTAAATCACCATCAAGTACCCGCCCCTGCATCGTCTGCAAAATTGAATCAATTACCTCTTCTGTCACGTCGAGCGCACTTGCCAAATCTTCTGTCGTGACATCAATGTGACCTCGCGTGACATTTCGTGACGCGCTCACCAGGAGGTGGATATACACTGCCATCACTGTTGCAATTGGCTGCCCTGACACCCTGGCAATTGTTCGCCACTTAGGGTCATTTGGCATGTCATGCCATAATCTGAGCCAGGCGTTAGCCATACTCACCTCTTCTGATACCGAATCTTTTTACTCACGAGTTGCCGGAAGCGATTCGATATGGCTATTATCACTCAATGCACTGCCACAGCATTTCCTGCCGGGCCACCACGGTTCATCTGATTGAAACCGGCGATTGCCACTGCGACAAAATCATCAGCGTCTCTCACCAGTCGCTCCCGCGTCTCCACCAGCTCCCGAAAATAAGCTGAACTGTGGCTGCGCATTCTGGCCACCAGCAAAGGTGGCATTGCCTTTTCGATCGCTGGTAACAACGCCTGAATTTTTTCAACTGCATCAGGGGTGTCTTTCTCTATCCAGCGGAAAATTTTCTGGGTATTACGAGCCAGGGCTTCCGGATGGCTGTCGTCGTACAGTTCAGGAAACGTCATACCCAACTCAAAATAAGCCTGGGTTATTCCAGCTGCCGGAACTTTTTCGCCATCAGGACGCGCCCAGGCATTCATCGCCATGCGGATGTGTTCATGCTTGATTTTCATGAATCCCCCCTTGGTTAGAAGGCGGATTATGATCTGAACCGGGAATGACAACCGTCGGTATGTGTAACTCATATTTGAGCGCCCCGGCAGTGACTGCCTGAATTAGCAACGCCCATTTCCACGGAACCTCTTCCCCCCACATGCTGACTGTGGTTTTTGACGTTCCTAGAGCTGCGGCTGTTTTAACAACTCCGCCAAAATAGCCTAATACTTCTGATTTTTTCATGAGTCGCTCCATAAAACTGAACGCCAAAAGTTTAATAATCAAAACCAAAGAAAGTCAAGAAACAAAACCATCTGTGTTTTAAAATCAAAACATGAGCAAGCAAACAATATCTGAACGCATAACCCAACGTATGCATGCGCTAAACCTGAAAGGCAAAGACCTTGTCAATGCCACTGGCGCATCAAAAGGCTCCGTAAGTCAATGGATGAACGGTGGAGGAGCGCCGTCCTCGCGTTACATAAGTTCACTGGCAAACATATTGAAAGTAAACGAAAATTGGCTTCTTAATGGAGGAGAGTTAAATACAGGTGATTCGCTTGATCTATCTTTACCGCCGATAAAAACGGTTCCGCTACTATCACTTCAGCAGGCAGCAAGCTGGAGTGATTATATGAAAAATTCCTCAATAACCTCTTGTGTGCAGCTTGTCGGAGAAATCCCGGCCAATACCTTTGCAGTTGTTCTAGAGAGTGACAGTATGTCAACATCTGGTGGGGGAGTTTCCATCCCAAATGGTTCAACAGTTTTTGTTGATCCCGATCGAACCGTACAACCGGGAAATATTGTCCTTGCCTTACCCAAAGGGACCACAACACCTGTCATTCGTAAACTGGAGATAGAAGGGCCGGATATTCTTTTAGTCCCCACGAATCCTCGCTACCCTTCAATTATGCTGGATGATCTATCTTGCATATTGGGCGTATGCTTTAAAATTCAACAAGATATTTAACCGACCTCATTTATTTGATTAACTGTATGCCATCGTGGTGATGGCTTAACAACTGCCTGCTTAAAATGTTTTGATAAAAAAACATTGACCTGAAAAGTTCATTTTTCTAAACTTCATTCATTCCCTCTCCCCACCCCACAGAATGCAGGGCAATACTTCGAGTTACCAGGCAGTGGTCAGGGGTTAAGTAGCCAGCCCGAGGCGTAAGAACATGACGGCAGGGTTCAACTTTAATAACTATGCAGCAGGTTTTTGTTCCGCTACCCCGGCGTTAAGGGGAAATGAGGTCAGCATGGATACTATCGATCTTGGCAACAACGAATCTCTGGTGTACGGCGTGTTTCCAAACCAGGACGGCACCTTCACCGCAATGACGTATACCAAAAGCAAAACGTTTAAAACCGAAAATGGTGCCCGTCGCTGGCTGGAAAGAAACTCAGGTGAGTGATATGGATTTTGACACAATCATGGAAAAGGCTTACGAAGAATACTTCGAAGGCCTTGCCGAAGGCGAAGAAGCTCACAGCTTCAACGAATTTAAACAGGCGCTTTCCAGTTCGGCAAAATCTAACGGCTGATAAGCGAAACAGCACCGCGAGGAATCAGTATGCAGAAACGAGAACCCGTCATCATCGCGCCAGACTATACCGATGATGAACTTTATGAGTGGATGCGCCAGAAAATTAATGCAGCGCAGGATCTGAAATGGGCCAATGAAGCCAAGGCTAAGCAGGCTGAAAATCTGTCCGCTCTGGAGCAGGATATCACCAGGCTGGAAAAAGCAGCGGCATTAAGCATTGCCAGAATGATTACATACCAGCGTTAATAGCTAACCAACGAAGCTAAGGTTGGTAATTAAGGAGTTCTCCACGGGTGAGGTGGAGTGCGTGCGCCGGACACGGGTGAGCATCCGGCACTGACAGTTTACTGAAAGGATATTTCCATGAAAAGTCAGACCATAACGCGAAAGCGCACGGCGAGGTAGCTGGTTCATAGATAGCCTGTCGTTAAATTTTCGTCGACCGTGCGCTTCCGGTTGTGGCACTACGCGAAATGGCGCGGCGGTAAGTATGGCGGGGTTATTCCTTCCCCGTTGAGGACACCGGGTTGTCAGGTTGACCATACGCTTAAGTGACAACCCCGCTGCAACGCCCTCTGTTATCAATTTTCTGGTGACGTTTGGCGGTATCAGTTTTACTCCGTGACTGCTCTGCCGCCCTTTTTAAAGTGAATTTTGTGATGCGGTGAATGCGGCTAAGCGCACGCGGAACAGTTAAAACCAAAAACAGTGTTATGGGTGGATTCTCTGTATCCGGCGTTAATTGTTAACTGGTTAACGTCACCTGGAGGCACCAGGCACCGCATCACAAAACTCATTGTTGAGGGCGCGATAATGAAAACGTTATTACCAAACGTTAATACGTCTGAAGGTTGTTTTGAAATTGGTGTCACTATCAGTAATCCTGTATTTACTGAAGATGCCATTAACAAAAGAAAACACGAACGGGAGTTATTAAATAAAGTATGCATTGTTTCAATGCTGGCCCGTTTACGTCTGATGCCAAAAGGATGTGCACAATGAATCCAGTATTTGCACTTATTCTGACGGTTTTTCTTGTTTCCGGAGAGCCAGTTGATATTGCAGTCAGTGTTCACAGAACAATGCAGGAATGTATGGCAGCAGCAACCGAACAGAAAATTCCAGGCAACTGTTATCCGGTCGATAAAGTTATTCACCAGGATAATAACGAAATCCCGGCAGGATTTTAAAACAGCACCGTAATAAATATCCAGTTTCATTCTTATATGTCAGCAATGGCAGAGATTTGTTCACCCTTAAATCTGTGATGAGGTTTACCAATAATGAGCACTGATAAAGAAGAATTTGCACTATATTGCGAAGCAAAAAATGACAAAGTAAGAAAACGCCTGGGAATTAAAGGTGGTTTTTACTGGACTACAGCAAAAAAATTATCTGTTGCAATCTCCCGCTGCATTACCGCAATGGATGACAACGATTATGATGAAGACGACTTTAAAAAACCCGTCCGCGTCAATTTGCCCGTTGTTGACGACCTTCCGCCAGAAGGCGTGTTTGATACTGAATTCTGCAACCGCTATGAAAAAGGCGGGAAAGATGGCATCACAATGACATTTATCGGCCCTTCCCCCTCTGTTCAGGACAAACCAGCCAGCACTGACAATACCAACATCAACGGCGAAGACATGACTGAGATTGAGGAGAGCATGCTTCTGCCTGTCTCCGGTCAGGAACTGCCCATTCGTTGGCTTGCTCAACACGGCAGCGAAAAACCAGTAACGCACGTTTCACGCGACGAACTCCAGGCATTACACATTGCACGGGCTGAAGAACTACCGGCTGTTACTGCCCTGGCTATTTCGCATAAAACCAGTCTGCTCGACTCGCTGGAGATTCGCGACCTCCACAAACTGGTTCGTGACACTGACAAAGTTTTCCCTAATCCTGGTAATTCAGACCTGGGACTAATAACTGCTTTTTTCGAAGCATACCTGGACGCTGACTACACTGATCGGGGTCTGCTGACAAAAGAGTGGATGAAAGGAAATCGTGTTTCACGCATCACCCGCACGGCTTCCGGTGCTAATGCTGGCGGTGGGAACAAAACCGATCGCAATCCGAATTTAGTACACACCCTCGACACACTGGATGTGGAGATTGCAGCAGCCACACTTCCGATGGATTTTAATATTTATGAAATTCCGGGCAGCGTTTATCGTCGCGCAAAAGAAGTAGTCCTGAACAAAGAAAGTCCGTTCAAAGAATGGTCCGCAGCACTTCGTGCAACCCCGGGTATTCTGGACTATTCCCGCGCCGCTATTTTTGCACTTATCCGAAGCGCACACCCTGAATTTTATCACTACCCGGGACGCCTTCAGGGGTATATCAACGCCTATTTGACGGAAACTGATCACGAGAACCCCAGCAAGGAAACTCTCACAGCTGCCCGGCATACGCCGGAAAAAGATATCCTGGAAGAAATTAACCGCGAGGTGGTTACTGAGCGTGAAACAGAAGAAGAAAAACCACAACCATCTGACGCAATGGCAGGTGAACAGGCAACAACTGAAACAATGGAACCGGATACAACTGAACATGGCCAGAACGCGCAGTCGCTGGATGCTCAGTCGCAGGTGAGTTCCGCTAACCAAGTAAAAGTCACCGCTGACGAAGCAAACAAAATTATGCAGGCAGCCAATATCAGCCAGCCTGACGCCGATAAGTTACTTGCTGTATCGCGTGGTGAATTTGTTGAGGGGATTAGCGACCCTAATGATCCGAAATGGGTCAAGGGGATCCAGACTCGCGATTCTGTGAACCAGAACCAGCATGAATCGGAACGGAACGACCAAAAAGCGGAACAAAACAGCCCAAATGCGTTACAAAACGAGCCAGAAACGAAACAATCCGAACCAGTAGCGCAACAGGAACCGGAAAAAGTCTGCACCGCCTGCGGTCAGAGCGGTGGCGGCAACTGCCCTGATTGTGGCGCGGTGATGGGCGACGCAACATACCAGGAAACATTCGATGAAGAGAATCAGGTTGAAGTTCAGGAAAATGATCCGGAGGAAATGGAAGGCGCTGAACATCCACACAAGGAGAACCCTGGCGGCAATCAGCATCACGCCAGCGATAATAAAACTGGCGAGACGGCAGATCACTCAATTAAGGTGAACGGTCATCACGAAATCACATCCACCAGCAGGACGTGTGACCATCTAATGATCGACCTTGAAACCATGGGAAAAAATCCTGATGCCCCGATCATCTCAATAGGTGCAATATTTTTCGATCCGCAAACCGGAGATATGGGACCGGAATTTAGTAAGACTATCGATCTGGAAACTGCTGGCGGAGTCATTGATCGGGACACCATTAAATGGTGGCTTAAGCAATCACGCGAAGCGCAATCTGCCATTATGACCGATGAAATCCCGTTAGATGATGCACTGTTACAATTGCGGGAATTTATCGACGAAAACTCCGGTGAATTTTTTGTTCAGGTCTGGGGAAATGGAGCCAACTTCGACAACACGATTTTGCGCCGTTCATACGAACGGCAGGGGATCCCCTGCCCGTGGCGTTACTACAACGATCGCGATGTACGCACAATCGTTGAGCTGGGGAAAGCCATAGACTTCGATGCCAGAACGGCTATTCCATTCGAAGGTGAGCGACATAATGCACTTGATGACGCTCGTTACCAGGCAAAATACGTTTCAGCTATCTGGCAAAAACTGATCCCGAGTCAGGCTGATTTTTAATGTTCAACCCTAATTGCCGCTAACCGTATATAGTTAGCGGCGGTTATGAGATATAGCTATGAGCAGCTTATTTTTAACCGAAGATGAATTGCTAATATTAACGGGCTGCAAATATGCAAGCCACCAGCGAAAATGGTTAATGGAAAACGGGCTTCCGTTCTATACCAATCGTAGTGGCAAACCGATTGTCAGCCGGGATCTATTTACCTGCAATAAAACTTTACCACCACGCGAGGTAGAGCCGAATTTTGGTGCGATCTGATGGGAAGACGAAGGAAAAATCCTGAACACGAAAAATTACCTCCAAATGTATACCCAAATAAATATAGTTATGTATGGAAACCAACATCCAGAGAATCTGTCACACTAACCGCCATCAAGGATGGTTTAGCTGCTTTATGGAAAAAGTATGAGGAAACTGTAAATAATCGCGATCGTGCAATGACATTCGGTCGCTTGTGGGAAAAATTCCTCGCCAGCGCCTATTACAGTGACCTTAGTCCAAGAACACAAAAAGATTATCTGCAACATCAAAAAAAGTTGCTTGCCGTATTCGGTAAGGTACCAGCGGATTCCATAAAACCAGAACACATCCGTCGATACATGGACAAAAGAGGGGAGCAGAGTAAAACGCAAGCCAACCATGAAAAAAGCAGTATGTCCCGTGTTTACAGTTGGGGGTATGAGCGAGGGTACGTCAAGGCTAACCCATGTGCAGGTGTAAGTAAATTCAAGGCCAAAAACCGCGAACGATATGTAACCGACAAAGAATACCAGGCAGTATTAAGCGTTGCACCTCTTCCTGTTTTTATCGCAATGGAAATTGCCTATCTGTGTGCAGCGAGGGTTTCCGATGTGTTATCGCTGAAATGGGAACAGATTGGAAACGACGGGATATTCATCCAGCAAGGGAAAACCGGAAAAAAACAGATAAAAGCATGGAGTCCACGATTACAGGCAGCGATCGAAAAAGCAAAACAGTTACCAAAATCTGCCTATGTGATCAGCAATCAATACGGCAACCGATATATGTACAAAGGCTTTAACGAAATGTGGGTAGAAGCAAGAAATCGTGCTGGAAAAATTTCAGGTATTTTAACCGACTTCACCTTTCATGATCTGAAGGCGAAAGGAATTTCAGACTATGAAGGAAGCAGCCGGGATAAGCAACTTTTCTCTGGTCACAAAACCGAAGGGCAAGTGCTAATCTATGACAGGAAGGTTAAAGTTTCACCAACACTTGATGTCCCGTTACCTGAAAATATTCCAAGAAAATATTCCAAGTAATTCCAAGTGTGATTTTTGTCACTGACTTAATGATGTGTAAGTGATTGAATTTTGGCGGAGAGAGGGGGATTTGAACCCCCGGTGGAGTTGCCCCCACTCCGGTTTTCGAGACCGGTCCGTTCAGCCGCTCCGGCATCTCTCCGTTCAGATGGTTGCCATGATGCCAGGAAATTTGGCATTTTAACAGTCCCTGTCCGTGCAATTTTGTTCAAGTGACGAGTTTGCGAGCAAAACGATGATTAAGTGGCCCTGGAAAGTACAAGAATCAGCACATCAAACTGCCCTTCCCTGGCAGGAAGCACTATCGATCCCCCTTTTAACGTGTCTGACAGAACAGGAACAAAGCAAATTGGTCGCTCTTGCCGAACGTTTTTTACAGCAAAAACGGCTTGTTCCTTTACAGGGCTTTGAGCTGAATTCATTAAGAAGCTGCCGGATAGCACTTCTATTTTGCCTGCCCGTTCTGGAGTTAGGACTGGAATGGCTGGATGGTTTTCATGAAGTCTTAATTTATCCTGCGCCATTTGTGGTCGATGATGAATGGGAAGACGATATCGGTCTGGTGCATAACCAACGTATTGTTCAGTCAGGTCAGAGCTGGCAGCAAGGGCCTATCGTTTTGAACTGGTTGGATATACAAGATTCTTTTGATGCTTCTGGTTTTAACCTGATTATTCATGAAGTCGCTCATAAGCTGGACACCCGTAACGGCGATCGCGCCAGCGGAGTTCCCTTTATTTCGTTGCGTGAGGTTGCTGGCTGGGAACACGATCTTCATGCTGCAATGAACAACATTCAGGAAGAAATCGAATTAGTTGGTGAGAATGCGGCGAGCATTGATGCTTATGCTGCCAGTGATCCTGCTGAATGTTTTGCCGTACTTTCTGAATATTTCTTTAGCGCCCCAGAACTTTTTGCTCCTCGTTTCCCTTCATTGTGGCAACGTTTCTGTCAATTTTATCAACAAGATCCTTTGCAGAGACTGCATCACGCTAATGATACAGACTCGTTTTCGGCGACGAATGTTCATTAA